TCATGTCGTCCGTCGCGTGTCTTGCATCAAGCGCATGATCTGCGTGGCCTCGAGCCGAGTGCCGATCGGAAGGCCGTCCTTGACGGCAAAAATACCTACGGCGCGTGCCCGGCGGAACTCGCCGTCCTCGTAGTCTCGATAGGTATCGAGAGCATCATTCAGCGTCGCCCGATGCTCGTACTCGTAGTCGCCGGAACGGCCGTCGGCGCTCCTTTTCTGCCACCACGAGACGACCACGAAAGCATCGGCCTGCTGCAGGGTGGCCACGCGGTCAGCCTGGCTTGCCGACAGGCGCCGGGTACGACTGGCGAGGGCTTCGTCGGAGGACATGGCGGCTCCTGCTGCGAAGCCACTATATGATAACTATGGTTATATTGTCAAGCGCGGCCGGCGTGCGATCAGCTTGCACGGTTATACTTGCCGATCACCAGATGCGCTTTCTGCCACTCACGGCGCGATAGGGTGTAGGTCCTGGCTGGATTGTACTGCTTGACGGTCCAGCTTGCGTCATTTCGCCGGACCAGCCGCTTGATCAGCACGAAGCGGGAGCCGTCGGCGGTCTCGCGCAGAAAGACGCAGTCGTCGCCCGGCGAGACGTCTACCGATGGATTGACCAGCAGCAGATTGCCACGCTCATAAGCGGGCTCCATCGAATCGCCCGACACGAAGCAACCATAGGCTTCCTGTATACCTTCGAGACGCGGATCGCGAGGAATCCACGATACCGGCTCATTGGACAGGATCATGGCGCCTTCATTGCCGCCCTGCGCCGATGCAAATACCTGCAAAGGGGGGCGCGCGGACGCGGCACGCTGGGCGGCGCCGGAGGCGTCCCCTTGGCGGCGGCGCCGGCCACCCTGCTCGGATGGTGGTAGCTGCCCGTCGTCGTCGTCCGGTGTTGGGCGGGCCAACCTTTCGCCGCGGGTGCTCTGCAGCCAGGTAACCGACAGACCGAGTGCTTGCGCAAGCTGCACAATCGATTTCGGTTCAGTGTCGCCGCGTCGCTCAATCTGCGCGATGCCGCCTTGTGTGATGGAATACCCAGCACGTGTAACGCGCCGCGCCAGCTCGGCTTGGGACCAGCCCTTAGCCTTGCGCTCAGTTTTAACCCGTTCACCCAGTGTAGACATAACAGCAATACTAGCGCACTTATTGATGACCTAGGTTATTGACAAAATAACCACGGTCATGTACACAGGTCGCCATGCCGACCACCAAGCGCAAAACGAGAGCCAAGCCCCGCATGGCCAGCACTGCGCCATGCTATCGGCCCGAATATGCCGAGCAGGGGCGGAAGCTTTGCCTGCTGTTGGGCGCGACTGATGAGGAGCTGGCGCGCTTCTTCGATGTATCGACTGCGACGTTGCGTGAATGGCTGGCGGGCTTGCCGGAATTCGCCAATGCAGTTCGCGCGGGCAAGGAGTCGGCCGATGCTGACGTGGCGGACCGCCTTCATCGACGTGCCATCGGTTACAGCCACGAGGCGACCCGCGTCTTCAGTGACCGCAACGTCTCATACGTCGAGAACTATCCGCCAGATACGAGCGCCTGCATCTTTTGGCTGAAAAGCCGGCGACCCGACCGGTGGCGCGACAAGGTCGACGAGCATCACGCCTTCGCCGAAATGTTGGAGGCATTGGATGCCGCTGGAGAAAGGGCGAAAAATGCTCGCCGGGGCTGAGCTCGGCAAGCGCCTGCATGGCGAGGTTGGCGCCCTGCGATGCGATCCGCTGGCATATGTCATGTATGCCTTTCCTTGGGGCGTGGCGGGGACTGCTCTTGCCGACGAGGGAGGGCCCGAGCTTTGGCAGCGCGACATCCTCGAGCAGCTCGGCGAAGGGTTGATCGGCACCGAGGAAGCGGTGCGCGCTGCAGTGGCTTCCGGCCACGGTGTCGGCAAGTCGGCGCTGGTCGCCTGGATCGTGTTGTGGGCGCTGTCGACCGTACGCGATACGCGCGGCATCATCACCGCCAATACCGAAGGCCAGCTCCGCACCAAGACCTGGCCAGAGCTCGCCAAGTGGTATGGGCTTTGTGTTAATCGAAGCTGGTTCAGCTACAGCGCCACCGCCTTGGCCTCGACGCTGCCCGGTCACGAGAAGACCTGGCGCGTCGATGCCATCACTTGGTCGGAGCAGAATACGGAAGCGATCGCCGGGCTGCACAACAAGGGCCGTCGAGCGTTCGCCATCTTCGATGAGGCCTCGTCGATCCCGGACGGCATCTGGGAGACCATCGAAGGTGCTTTGACCGACGCCAGGACGGAACTGTTCTGGTGTGTGTTCGGCAATCCGACGCGCAACGCGGGCCGTTTCCGCGAGTGTTTCGCCGGCGGCCGCTTCGCTCATCGCTGGAATCCTGTCCAGGTCGACTCCCGATCGGTGTCGATGACCAACAAGGCGCAGATCGCCGAGTGGGTGAAGGACTATGGCGAGGATTCCGACTTCATCCGGGTGCGCGTCCGCGGCGTCTTTCCGCGCGCCGGCGACCTGCAGTTCATCGACGGCGAGCGTATCGACGCAGCGATTGCACGCGAGCTGGTGAGAGATCCGGAGGCGCCACTGATCATGGGCGTCGACATCGCCCGTCAAGGCAGCGACCAGACCGTCATCCGGTTCCGCCAGGGCCTCGATGCCCGTTCGATCACGGCCGTGAAGTTCCGCATCCCCGACCTGATGCAGGTCGCCAGCCGCGTGCTCGAGCAGGTCGAATTGCACAAGCCGGCAGCGATCTTCGTTGATGCTACGGGCATCGGCTGGGGCGTTTTCGATCGGCTCAACCAGCTCGGTTGCGAGGGCCTCGTCGCGCTCGACTTCGGCGGCAAGGCCGATCGCACCGATGGCGGAGCTGCGGGCGACGCCAAGGCGCTTTACGCCAACAAGCGCTCTGAGATGTGGGGCTTCCTCAAGGACTGGTGCAAGGTCGGTTGCCTGCCCGACGACCGCGATCTCGCTGCCGATCTCACCGCCGTCGAGTACGGTTACGACGCCGCCAATGCGTTGCAGCTCGAGCGCAAGCAGGACATGCGCCGCAGGGGACTTGCCTCGCCCGACGACGGCGACGCGCTGGCACTGACCTTCGCGTATCCCGTGGCGCAACGCTCGGAAGTCGACGACCAGCGGACCGAGGAACTGATCAAAAGCCTCAAGCGGAGGGTCGTCTGATGGCACTTGCCGACGATGAGTTGATCGCGCTGCTGCGCAAGGAAGAGGAAGCCGCATCCGGCTACCAGGACGCAGCATTGAGCGCGATCCGCGAGGAGGCGCTCGCCTACTATGATCGCCAGCCGTATGGCGACGAGCAGGAGGGCGCCTCCTCGATCGTGACTTCCGAGTTCGCCGATGTGGTCGAATCGCTCATGCCGGGCCTCATGCGCGTCTTTACCGGTTCCGACGATCTCGCGAAGTTCGCGCCGACGGCCCCGGGGCAGGAGAAGTGGGCCAAGCAGGCGAGCGAATTCGTCCCCCATGTACTGATGCGCCAGAACGACGGGTTCCGGATCATTGCCTCGCTGCTCAAGGACGCACTGATGTACCGCCTGAGCGGCGTCACTGTCGATCTAGAGGACTTCGAGGACAAGCGCAGCGTGCCTGTGCGGAACCTGACGCAGGATGCCATCGACCTCATCGTCGCCGAAGCCCAGGGGCAAGGAGCAGAGCTCGCGATGGAGTTGGTAGGCGATCTGCCTGACGCACAGCTGCCAATGATCGATGGCCTCCGCCCTGACATGGTGGCGGCACCCAGCCGAACCTTCAGCGGCACGATCACCGTCACGCACAAGCGCAAGCGCGTAGTAGTCGACAGCATCGCGCCTGAAGACATCCGTTTCAGCCCGGTTGCACGCGACGAGGACAAGGCGTCGTTCCTGGGCTTCATCAAGCGCGTCACCTCGTCCGACCTGGTCAAGCTCGGCCTGACACGGGAAGAGATCGACGATCTGAACGCCGACAAGGGCCTGTCGGACGAGGCGGCGCAGCGCAACGAGGGCGTCCTCGAGGACGCCGAACGGGCAAGCGCCCTCAGTGGCGGGCAGGGTGACAGCGAACGACCGCTGTCGCTCGTCGTGGCCTATATCCGCGCCGACGACGATGGCGACGGCATCTCGGAGTTGCTGCGCGTGGTCTACGCCCATGGTGGCGGAACGGCAGGTCGGATCGTCGAGCGTGTGCAGTGGTCGGGCCCGGCCTCGATCGCCCTGGCCACACCTATCCTGATGCCGCACACCATTGTCGGCCGCTCCCTGTTCGACCAAACGCAGGATCTTCAGCAGCTAGGGTCCGTCCTGACCCGCGGCCTTCTCGACAATCTCTACATCGTCAACCGGCCGCGGCCGGTGATCTCCGACCAGGTCAATCTCGACAGCCTCATCGACTGGGTGCCGGGCTCGCCGATCCGGCTGAAGCCCGGTGCCCGGCCCGGTGACAACCATGTCGCCTGGATGCAGGTGCCGAATGTCAGCGGCGGCGTCCTGTCGGCCCTCGAACATCTTGCCACGGTGCGTGAGAACCGCACGGGTGTCAGCCGCTACAACCAAGGTCTGGACGCCGAAAGCCTCAACAAGACGCTGGGTGGTCTCGACCGTATCATGTCGGCGGCCAGCCAGCGCCAGGACCTGATCGCGCGCACCTTTGCGGAAACCGCGATCAAGCGGCTCTATCGGCTGATCTATCGCGCCATCAAGCGGGCCGCGACCGGACCGGTCGCTTATTGGGCGCCCGTGGGTGGCGCCTTCGCAAGTTGCGACCCCAGTCAGTGGCCGGACGACATGGACCTTTCGGTCGACGTGGCAGGCATCGGCAATCGTGAGCAGGCGATCGGTCATCTCGCGCTGGTCGGTAACCTGCAGGAGAAGCTGATCGTCTTGCAGGGTGGCAGTGCGCAGGGTCCGTTCGTGACCGCCGAGAACATCGCCAACGGCGCGCAGAAGCTTACCGAGATCCTGGGTTACAAGACGCCGGGGCTGTTCTTCCAGCCGGCGGACAAGGTGATGAACAGCGACCCGTCGGCCCAGTCGCCTTCGCCGCCACCGAGCCCGGAACTGCTCACGGCGCAGGCGCAGATCGAGATCCTGCGCGAAGCGGCGACGACCGACTCGCAGATCAGGCGTGAAAAGGCGCAGGCCGACATCGCCATCGCCGAGTTCAAGGCGCGGCAATGGGCGGAAATCGAACGCTTCAAGGCCGGCCTAAAGGCGAGCCTCCAGGCCGAGGTGGATCAGAGCCGAGGGATCTCATCATGACTGACGACAACGAGCAGAAATACCGACGGGCGCGCGAGTTGCTGGCCGATGCCGGCTGGCTGTTCGACGACTTCGTGAACAACGAGATGCGCCGGGTGCTGACCAGCGACCCCGACGACATGAGCACGCGCGAGATCGCCTACAACCGCGCCCGGGTCGCCACCGAGGTAAAGGCGGCACTGTCCAGCCTTGTCGACGAATACGAGGCCGACATTCAGCTCAAGGAGCGTCGTGAACAACTGAAGGAGAGCCTCTATGGCCGTAGAAACTGAGACTGTGTCCGAAGCTGCGCCGGAAACCGTCGACATCGCCGGCGCTGCGGCAATGCTGGATGACGCCAGCCCGGCCGAAGCGCTCGACCGTGAGCCCGAACCGAGCCCGAATGTCGAAAAGGATGAGCCGGCGGACGAACCCGATGCCGATGTCGAGTCGGGGACCGAGCCGCAAGCGGCGATTGCCGACGACGCGCCGGAGTTCTGGAGTGCCGACGACAAGGCGGCCTGGCAGGACGTGCCGAAGGGACTGCGGCCGACGCTGCTCAAGTACGAGCAGCAGCGCATTGCCTTCGTCAACGAGAAGACTCGTGAGGCCGCCCACGTGCGTGAAGACGCCCTGCGCGCAGCCCAGGGGGCTGTCGATGCAGTCGAGCAGGCGGCCGCCTGGTGGCAGCAGAACGGTCCGGCATTCCAGCAGGCCTTCACCGACAAGTGGTCGCAGGTCGACTTGAACAAGCTCGCTGCGGAAAACCCGGCGGAATGGGCGCGGCTCAGGCAGCAGCGAGATCATGAGGCGACCCTGCTGCTCGAGGCCAACCGCCGCGGCGAAGCCGAGGTCGCCGTTGCCAAGGAACGTGCCGAGCGCGCCCTCTTCGACGCCCGGCAGGTCGAGCATGCCAAGCTCGCGAAGAAGCTGCCGCAGTATTTCGGTCCGGACGTGGCCGCCAGGACGTATGACGACCTCGGAAACTTCCTGTCTTCGAAGGGGATCTCGGGCGACCGCATCAACGCGATCCATGAGGCCCCGATCATCGAGCTGGCGCTTGCCGCCATGCGCTTCGAGCAGGCCCAGAAACAGGCTTCGACCGTCAGGGCGGCGTCATCGAACGGCGCCGTGACGGAGACCGATACCGCGAAGACGACACCGACCCGCGTCGTTCCCGGACCGGCACCCAATGCCCTTGGGCGCGCCGGCAACCGGCAAAGCGAGGTGGCTCGGCAAGTGGGCGAGCGGTTCAGGAAGAGCGGCGGTGCCTCGATTGCCGACGCAGCCGAGCTGATCCGTCTCAACGACCTCTAGTCACAGGAAACCTCGATGGCCGCACCGACCAACACCTTCATCAGCAACAGCGCCGTGGGCAACCGCGAATCGCTGCATAACATCATCACCATCCTCAACAAGGACGAGACGCCATTCATCAGCACGATCGGCTCGGGCAGCGCCGACGCCACCTACGAGGAATGGCAGCTCGATGCGCTCGGCAATGCCGACACGAACAACAGCAACCTCGAGGGCGACGACACGACCGCGACGGCGATCACCCCCACAGTACGGGCGGGCAACCGGACGCAAATCCTGAAGAAGCCCTTCACCATCTCCAACACGCAGGAGGCGGTGAAGAAAGCCGGCCGCGACAGTGAAATCAGCTACCAGACCGCGCTGGCCGGCCGTCGCGTCAAGATGGATCTCGAGGCTGTCGCGTGCCAGAATCAGGCATCGATTGCCCAGTCTGGCGCCGTGACGCGCAAGCTCGGCGGCTTCGAGACCTGGATCACGTCCAACGTGTCGCGCGGCGCAGGCGGCGCCTCGGGTGGCTTCACTGCGGGCAACACCGCGGCTCCAACCGACGGCACGCAGCGCGCGTCGACCGAGGTGCTGCTGAAGACGGTCGTCCGCGCCGCGTGGACCGCCGGTGGCAAGCCCACCATCCTGCTGATGGGAGCGTCGCAGAAGCAGACCTTCTCGGCCTTCACCGGCATTGCGACGCAGTACCAGGAACCCAAGGGCAAGGCCGCGACCGTGATCGGCGCCGTCGATCGTTACGTCTCCGACTTCGGCACCTTCAACGCCATGGCCAGCCGCTTCGTGCGCGGGCGCGAGATCCAAGTCATTGATCCCTCGCTGTGGCGCCTGCTGTGGCTGCGCAAGTGGAAGAAAGAAGAGCTCGCCAGGACCGGCGATGCTCGCAAGTTCCACATCATCGGCGAGGTGACCCTGGAGAGCCGCAACGAGGCCGGCAACGGCATCGTCGCCGACCTCACCTGAAGCGGATCGTGACCGTGGGAGGGGCGCTCGGTCCCTCCCACCTTACCGGGAGCTTGGACATGGCAAGGAAGCCCTCCGACGTGAACATCGTCGTCACCGTCAATCACGTCTATCTGCCGCTCGACGAACACGGCAACGGTCGCGCTGACTGGGCCGACGCGCAGCTGACGACGCGAGTCGACAGGCGCGCACGCCTAAGAGTGGCGGCGGACCTTGCCAAGTTCCTGTCCGATCGCGATCAGGCGGAGATCCTCTAAATGTCCCAACGGTTGCTTGGCTTCGATCCCGCCACCGGAGTGGCGCAGTGGTGGCTCGAGGATGGCGCGGGCAACTGGGCGCAAAAGTCGTCCCAGGCGGCAACACCCATTCTCGACCTGAACAGGGAGGCGCAGAATCACTGCGATCCCTACAACGGCGAGCGCGATGTCTGTATGGTGGCGCGTATCCCGCTGATCGTTATCGCCAAGTGGCGCAACGAGCTTGGCGTCGATTACTGGAACCCCGATCACCAGGACAAGGTGGATGAGTTGCTGAACAGCGCCGACTGGCGCTGGCTGCGCACCGACGGGGGCACGATCTGATGTCGGCGCAGATCACCACCTACGCGGGGTTGAAGGCGGGCATGCTCGCCTGGCTGGCGCGCACCGGCGACGCGCTGCTCGATGAGCGCTTCGACGATTTCCTCCTGAACTGCGAGCGGCGCATTTACTACGGTGCCGCCGTCGACGAGCCGTCGAGCCCGCTGAGGTCGGATGCGTTGCGCATCCCCGAGATGGAGACGGTGGACGCGGCCTTCCCGCTGACAGCCGGTACCCTGGCCCAGCCGGCAGGCTTCCTTGAGTTGATTTCGGCCTACAACAATTCGCTCAATACGCCGCTTGCTATCGTGAGCCAGCGCACCCTTGATGGCTATCGCACGCAGAGTCTGAGCGGCACGCGCCTGATCGCCGTATCGGGCACGAACTTCCGCTTCCTCGACGCGCCATCGAGCGGCACCGCGACGCTGCGCTACTACCGCAAGCTCACGACGCCGGCTGGCTCCACCGTCAACGACATCCTGACGAACTATCCCGACGTCTATCTTTACGGCTGCCTGATCGAGGCCGCGATCTTCACCCAAGGCGAAGCCGAGGCGCAGCGCTACCTGCAGCTCTACAACGCCTCTGTCGCGGGACTGAACGCGCGCACCCAGCGCACCACCGGCGTGCCCGTGATCCGCGTGCGGGCGGGGATGGCGCCATGAGCGATCCAAGGCAAGCCTTCCTGACGGGCACGTCGCGGGCATCGTACTACGATGCGCCCGGAGTGCTCGAAGTTGCGAAACGGTCGGCCCGTGCTGCTTCCCGCATCCGCTCCGACATGGCGAAGAACAGGGTTTACTGATGCCGATGATCCCCTTCGCCGAATGGCGTCCCGACATGCCGGCGCTTGGTCAGTGGGCGCGCGAGGCGCTCAATGTCGTGCCGGCCGAGCTATGCTACCGGCCGCTTAACGGGCTCACGGGCGTATCGGCGCCGCTGGCCACGCGCGCTCAGGGCGCGGCCTGGTTCCGCGGTACCGCCGGCGCTACCAGGATGTTCGCCGGCGACGCCAGCAAGCTCTATCTGCTGTCGGACACATCCTGGAACGATGTCTCGCGCACATCGGGCGGGCCCTATGCGCCGGGCGGCGACAATCTGTGGCGCTTCACGCAGTTCGGCACGCTCGCCACCGCCGTCAACGGCGTCGATATCCCGCAAAAGTTCGACCTCAGCCTCGGCACCAACTGGACCGCGCTGGGTGGCTCTCCGCCGGTGGGCACCTTCATCACGACGGTCCGCGATTTCGTTCTGATGGGCAAGATCGGCAGCGCGCCGCAGCGGGTGCAGTGGTCCGGCTTCAACGATGCCGAGACGTGGGGCACGTCTCTCGCCACCCAGGCCGACCTGCAGGACCTGCCTGACGGAGGCAATGTCACCGGCCTGGTCGGCGGCGAGTACGGGCTGGTCTTCCAGGAAACCAGCGTGCGCCGCATGACCTATGAAGGTCCGCCGGTGATCTTCCGCATCGACAAGATCGCCAACGATATCGGCTGCAGCATTCCGAACAGTGTCGCCGGCCTGCTCGACATGGCTTTCTTCCTGCACAAGTCGGGCTTCTACATGGTGCGCTCCGGCCAGACGATCACGCCGATCGGCCGCGGCAAGGTCGATCGCACCTTCTGGGCGGAGTTCGACGAGACAAGGCACTTCCTCAGCTCATCGGCGATCGATCCGGTGCGCGGTCTCTATGTCTTCGCCTATCCGGCCAACGGCGGCGGCGTCAACGGTATGCCCAACCGCCTGTTGATCTACAACTGGCACACCGAGCGGTGGAGCCGCGCCGTTCTCGACTGCGAGCTGGTGTTCGGCGGCATCAGCCAGAAAGCCTATGCGTTGGAGCAGCTCGATCCCTTCGGCACGCTCGAGACGCTGCCTTACTCGCTCGATTCATCTTACTGGACGGGTGCGCTGTCCCTGCTGCTGTTCGCCTTTGATACGTCTCATCGCAGCGGCTCGTTCTCCGGGGCGCCGCTCGCGGCAACCGTGGAGACGGCGGAGTTCAATCCCGGCAATGGCACCCGGACTGTCGTCCGCGGCTGCCGGCCGTTGATCGATGGTGGATCGCCGACGATCTCGGTCGGCGCCCGCGAGACACAGCAGCAGCTGCTTGTGAACTACGGACCACCCGTCGGCCTCACGCCGGCGGGCATGGCGCCGCTCTACGGCAGCGGGCGCTACTTCAGGGTGCGCGCGACCATGGCTGCCAACGACATGTGGCAGAACCTGCAGGGCATCGACGATCTCGACGTCCGGCCGGCAGGTGGACAATGAGCCTTCCCGCGCTGCCCGTGACCGCCGACACGCGCTCGATCACCGAGCGGGTGAACGTCCTGATCCGCGACTACAACACATTGCTGGGTGTTCCGGCGGGCTGCGTCATGCCTTATGCCGGTGCGACGGCGCCCGATGGCTGGCTGCTCTGCCACGGCCAGGCCGTCTCGCGTACGACCTATGCCGATCTCTTCGCCGCAATCGGCACGGCTCATGGGCCGGGCGACGGATCGACGACCTTCAACCTGCCCGATCTGCGCGGCCGGACCACGGCCGGCCGCGACGACATGGGCGGCAGCGACGCCGGTCGCCTCGCCGGCGGCGTTGTCAACCGCACCACCCTCGGCGGCGCCGGTGGAGCGGCGACCCATACGCTCAACGCTGGCGAAATGCCGGTACACAGCCATGCCGTTACCGATCCGGGCCATACGCACACCGGCATCTGGAGCGACCCGCAGGCGGCGATCTTTGCGGCCCAGGTTGGCTACGGCAACGGCAACAACGCCTCGGTGCGCAACCTGAATGCCGCGTCCACCGGTATCGGCATTCAGAACGCCGGCGGAGGCGGCGCGCATAACAACACGCAGCCGACCCTCATCCTCAACTACGTGATCGCCACATGATGCTGCGGCGCCAAGCCTTCGGGACACACGTTCCCCTGAAACCGCGCTCGTCCACGGACATGCCCGCCGCGGCCTTGGCGAAAGCCGGAGCTCGGCAGGAGCGCAGGTGGATCGTTACCGGCATCCCCCGTCACGAGCTTGACTTGCTCTGGAGCCACGCATGGCCGTTGCTCGAGCGAGCCGCCACGCGCACGAACGGCGGCACGGAGGAAGAGGTCGTCCGGAGGCTTCTGCAAGGTGACGCCCAGCTCTGGTGCATCTTCGACGGCCAAAGGCTGGTCGCTGCGGCCACCACGCAGATCACGCTGATCGGCGACAAGGGCTGTCGGCTCTGGCTGGTCGGCGGGAAAAGCATGGTCGAATGGGCGGCCGACTTCCTGGCCACGGTCGAGCCGTGGGCATGTTCCCTCGGTTGCGCGCATGTCTGGGGCACGCAAAGCCGCGCCGGCTGGCGGCGCATCGTACGGCAGTTCGGCGGCGAGCCGACCATCGTCGACGGCAAACCTTCATGGATGAGGAGGCTTTGATGGGCAGCGCGGCAACGGAAAGCACGCAGGTGCAGAGCACGAGCAGCCAGAGCAAGTCGGAGCCGCATCCACATGTGCAGGAAGATCTGTTCCGGCAACTGGCCGGGCTTCGCAGGTGGGAAGACCTTTTTCCCAACCCCTCGCTCTATCAGATCGCCAACGCCTCGCCGGCGCAGCAGTCGGCGCGCGATTCGACCTGGGGATTGGCGGCCAATCGCCTCAACAGCCTGGCCGGCGAGTTCAGTCCGGCCCTGAGCTATCTCAGCGATGCGGCGCGCGGGAAATATCTCGAGGCGGGGAACTCGTCCATGGCGGGAAAACTGGAGGCCATGTTCCGGCCCCAGAACGAGCAGTTCGTCAATCTCTTTGCTCCGTCGCTGCAGGCCAGGTTCGGCAGCGCGGGCCGGCCCGGCGGACCACTGCAATGGGAAAACCTCCGCGAGAAGTTCAAGAGCGATATCGCCCAGTCTCAGGCGGATGCATCGGCAAAGGCTGCCGCGGACGTGTACGGCATGGAGCGCGGCCTGCAGTCGGCGGCCGCCTCGATGCTTCCTGGCGCTCTTGGTCAGATGGCCGGCCAGGCCGGGGGCTGGCTCGACATGCTCCAGCGCATTGGCGCCGGTGATACGGCCAACGATCAGGCGCGCCTCGACGCCGCCCGCGCCAACTTCCATGCACAGCCTGACTTCCTGACCGGCATGGCGCAGCGCTATCTCGGCATGTTCCCGGGGAGCCAGACACTCGGCAGTGGCACGAGCGAGGCACGGACGGTCGGCAGCAGTAGCGGGGACGGTACGCTCGGGACGATCATGAAGATCCTGCCACTTTTTTTTGGCATTGGCAGCGACCGGCGGATGAAGACCGACATCAAGAAACTCGGCGTTGATCCGCTCACCGGCCTGCCGATGTACGCCTATCGCTATAGGGGCGATCCGAAGAGTTATCCCAAGGTCGTCGGTCCGATGGCCCAGGACATCGAGGAGCGAGGCGGCCCGGTGCGCGAGATCGGCGGGCGCAAGGTCGTCATGCCGGGGAGGGATGGCGTGATGGCTGGCATCAAGCTTCCGTACCAACTGTCGCCCGAACTGCTGGCCCAGATCGCCGCGGCCGGGATCCGTCCGCCACAGGCGATGGGCATGCCGAACCTGACGATGTCCGCGCCGACTCGTGCGCCGGGCTTCAACCTCGGCAATGGCATTGCCGATCCTGGTGCTGGTCTCAGCGTGCCGAAGAGCCCGCGACGAGGCGGGATCAGGACGCGGAACGGAGATGCCAACCATAACAGACCATACCTGCCCGGCGGTATCGATCCTCGACGCGGTTTGCTGGGACTGATCTGACCCCGCACGCGCATGCCCCTTCAAGGAGGCCAATATGGACGTCTGCGCAGCAAACTGGAACGAGAACGACAACTCCAACACCACGGCTGCCCCTGATGGGGCGCCGGAGGGCATGGCGCCAAGCGGCGTGAACGACGTGCTGCGTGCCCACCAGGGCGCGATGAAGCGTTTCTACAATTGGACGATCCCCAAGATCACGGCCGGCTCCGGCACGGCGTACACGCTGGGCTACGCAGTGGCGCCGAGCGCGCTGGTCGACGGGATGACGCACCTCATGCAGTTCCATGCGGTCAACGGCGCGAACGCGACGCTAAACGTGAACGGGCTCGGTGCGCTCCCCATCCATTATCACGCGGCGGCCGCGTGGCGGCTCGCGCCTCCCGGTCTGATCGACACCGACGAGATCCGGCGCGTCGCCTACCACGCCAGCAGCGGCACTTATCGGCTGCTGGACCTGCGTAATCGTACGGGTGAGGTCGTGCCGTTCGCTGGCGTCGCGGTCCCGGCCGGCGGGCTCTTCTGCCACGGCCAGGCCGTCAGCCGCACGACCTACGCTGGCCTGTTCGCCGTGCTTGGCACCAGCCATGGCGCGGGCGATGGCAGCACGACGTTCAACTTACCCGACCTGCGCGGCCGCGTTGCCGCTGGCAAAGACGACATGGGCGGCAACTCGGCCAATCGCCTAACATCGCCTATTAACGGCGACAATCTTGGTGAAGCCGGCGGAAGCCAGTCCAACATCTCGAGCACCACAAGCTCAGTGACTGGCAGCACCGCGGGATCACTGACGGTGACAAAAGGTGGGCCTTTCGCGGACGCTGCGGGCAACACTGGCACGAACATCCTTTTTGAAGCCAGCACACTCACAACAAGCGGCTCGCTGTCAGTCGGCGGCACCGCTAGCGGTACGTCTAGCGCCTTCTCCGTCGTGCAGCCGACCATCATCCTCAACTACCTGATCCGCATCTAGGGGCATTGCGATAGCCGTGAAGCCCATCGCCATCACTCGCCACCCCGATGCTCGGACCTACGCCGCCGCCTCTAGCATTGTCGACGCCACGACGGCCGTGACGATCAAGGCTGCAGGAGGCATCCGCAACTTCGTCACCGGCCTGCAGATCGATATCGCAACCTCGGGCAGTGCAACCGGGCCGGCAATGCGTGAAGGGGGCGGGCGCACCGTGTCCCGTGGTCAGCTGCAGGCAGCGCCGATGCCTCTCGCGTCGATCACCTTCCAGATGCCTCCGGCCGGTTCGCCCAGCACGCTGCTCGAGGTCGTCGCCTTGGTGACCGTTGAGAGCGGCGTCTTTGTCAACGGCGAGGGGTATGCAGGCGCATGAGCGATTCGGCCAATGGTACCAAGGGTGTGCAGGCCTATCGCTGGCTGGTGACGATCGGCATTGCACTGATCACGGCCCTGTCGTGGCGGCAGCTCGACCAGATCGACAAAATGGCGGCCAAGCTCGAAGCGCTCCAGATCCAGGTGACGACGCTCAGTAGCACCAGCGAGGGCCGCACCATCGCGCACGCCCAGCGGCTCGACGCGCACGATCGCCGTAACGATCGCCAAGACCAGCTAATCGAAGAGCTGCAGCGCCGGCTGTGGCAGACACCGACAGGAGGCCGATGATGCCACGTGAAGTCAGCGCCGAGGGGCGTGCTCAGATCCAGCAGTTCGAGGGCCTGTCCTTGACGGCCTATCTTTGCCCTGCTGGCAAGTGGACGATCGGCCATGGCCATACCGAGGGCGTGCAGCCAGGCGACACGATCACCAAGGCGCACGCCGACAACCTTCTGGCCGCCGACCTGGTCAGCTATGGGAATGCCGTCGACGACGCCTTGGGCGCCTGCGGAGCAACCCGGCATGAGTTCGACGCCATGGTTTCGCTGGCCTTCAACGTCGGCATCGCCGGATTCAAGGGGTCGACCGTGCTGCGCCTGCACCGCCAGGGCGATCACCAGGGTGCCGCACGCGCCTTCGGCTTGTGGAACAAAGCCACGGTGAATGGCCGGCTGCAGGTGATGCCCGGCCTGACGCGCCGCCGCGCTGCCGAGACGGCGCTCTACCTCACGCCTGAAGCACCTGCCGTGAAAAACATGCCGCAGGTCGTGGCACCACCGACACCCACCGCCAGCAGCAAGACCGTCATCGCGGGCGGCGTGACGGTGGCTGCCGGACTGGGCTCGGTGGCTGACCAGCTCGCGCCCGTGCTGAACTCAATCGCCACGACCGGCGCATCGCTGAGCAGCGTGATGGCGCTCGGCGGCACCACCCTGTCGGCGATCGCTTTGGCCGCCGGCTCCTACATGCTCTGGCGCTACATCCAGAAGCGCCGGCGCGGCGAGGTGCTGTCGACATGACGGGCCGCCTCTGGCTCATCGCTGGTGCGGTCGGGGCAGCGTTTGCCATCGCCGCCGGGATCTATCTCGAAGGCCGATCCGCTGGCGGGAATGCCGAGCGCGTCGACCAACTCGGCAAAACGCTTGCAACTCAACGGAGCATCACCGATGCGGACGCTCATGGCCCTCGCACTCCTGACGACGTCGACCGCCGGTTGCGCGACGGCAGTTTCTAACGCCTGCCCGCGCGAGGTCGAGTACTCGGCCGACCAGCAGCGCCGAGCGGCTGACGAACTTGCGGCGTTGCCCGACGACGGGTTAGTGCGAAGCGTAATGATGCCGGACTATGGCCGGCTTCGTGATCAAGCTCGAGCGTGTCGAGGCGGGGCCTCTTAGGCCGGCGCCCGAAACGTCGCCGGTAGTCGTCGGCTTCGCCAGACCGGATCAGCGGGACTCGTCACCCCGGCCGGCGCGGCGTCCAGCGCTCCCAAATTCTATGATTCATCGGACAATACCGTTGAAGGAACAGCCGCCGGCGCTCTTGGATTGAGACGGGTGCTGGGCAGAAGAAATCCCCGCGCGGCTGCGACGGGGATTGAGGTGTACTCTCTGATCCGGGGGGAGATTGCCCCGAAGCCCAAGAGTAGGGGTGGACATCGGAGACTGTCAACGTTTGGGCCCGTTTCGCTTGCGGTTGCCCGGGGCATCTTCAAGCCGTTCTCGTCGGCCCGGATGTCGACTGCTGTGCCCGCCTTCCATTGCGATGTGCGGAAAATCACATTCCCGCCCCCGGGTGGCTTGCCACACTGTGCAGTCCAACCGGGGTGACCAAGCTGCCATGACCTTGCGCGCGCGTCTCATGATCAGGTACGTCGCAATGCTCAATGAACTTGCGCAAAGGGCCGCCAACCCTTGGAGGCGAGCTAATGATGTGGCGCGGTATGGCGGCATTCCGATGGGAAGACTCGATGAGGTGCTGGCCGCAGCTGTGGACGCCGGCCTTATCGAGCGGCACGCCGACGATCCGGAAATGGTCACTCTCACGGCGGCGGGACTGACCGCCGCGCGCTGACGGCGTGCTGGTCTCTCTGAACTGATCCTTGTCACGGCTGGCAGCGACCCGACGCTTCGTCGTATTCTTGGAGTCGCGCATCGACCGCGTCATGCGCAGCTCCTTCGTGGCAATGGCGCGTCGGCCGGATGATGGGGGAAGAGAATGGCTCGTTGGCCAAAGCTTGTGAGCAGCGCATTGTTCGGAGCGTTCTTGTTCGCAGCTACGTCGGTCAACGGCCAAGATAGGCTCGATCCGGTTGGCTTGCGCCAGATCGCGTTGAATGACGGCGATCGATCCCTTTCGCTCGCACTGTTCTACCCGGCGAAGAGGGACAGCACGACCAGGCCGCTCTTCCTGCCCTTCTTCACCAATGTCGCACTATTGCGTGACGCTCCCATTTTGGATGGAGCGCGGCGTCCTTTGATCTTGTTCTCGCACGGTCGCGGTAGCAACGGCATGCTATATGCTTGGTTCGCGGAGTATCTCGCGGCGCGCGGCTTCGTCGTGGCCGCCATCGACCACTACCGCGCCAATACCTATGATTCGAACATCGCTTACTTGGCCAACAAGCTTTGGCAACGCCCCGTTGATGTCGCTCTCGCAATCTCGTTTCTGCTAAACGATCCAGGGTGGGGCGCACTGATCGACGCTGATCGGATCGGGGTTGCCGGGCATTCCCAGGGTGGGTTCACGGCGCTCTGGATCGGGGGCGCCGAAGTCAGCGCCGATGGCTATCTCGCCTTTCAGCGGGGTTGGCGCAACAACCGGATGGTGCCCGAGCATCTTCGCCGAGAACTGCCGATTGACGCCGCGCCGGCGCTCCACGTTCGCGACCCGCGAGTCAAAGCAGCCTTCGCCATGGCGCCCGGCGTTATAAAGGCCTTCGGCATGGATGAGTCGGGTCTCAGCAAAATGCCGATCCCGGCCTATCTCATCGTAGGTGCCGAGGACACCCAGACGCCGGCAGGTCCGAACGCTGCATTCGCTGCCGCTCATATTCGAAATGCCCGCCTCGCGATCATTCCCGGTCCGGTGGGACATAACGTCTTCGTCAACGAGTGTAACGAGGCGGGTCGGGACGAGTTTCCCGAAGCGTGCGTCGACGCAGCGGGTGTGGACCGGTCTACTGTTCATGATTTCGTCGGCCGCGCCGCGCTGGGTTTCTTCCGCGAAGCATTCCTTGCACCCTCGGGCCGACCTTGA